CCCCACGTCACGCGGGCTCTCGTACTTCACGGCGATTCCCGTTTTGGTGCCCGGCCCGACGACGACGGGCTCGCGCCGTACCTCGTGTGGGCGAAGTTCTGGATTCCCGAGGACCGCGCCGAGGAGCTCGAGCACCTCACCGGCGTCCCGCTCGGCCGATGGATCAGAGAAGGCTGGATCATCGCCACCGAGGGAAACGTCGTCGACTACGCCCGCGTCCGCGCCGACATAGCCGCCGAGACCGAGCGCCTCGGCTGTACCGTCGCGGAAGTCGCCTACGACACGTGGAACGCAACGGAGACCGCCCAAGAGATGCAGAACGCCGGCTACGTCATGGTCCCCACCATCCAGGGGTACAAGTCGCTCAACGCACCGGCGAAAGAAATCGAACGCGTCGTGATGGGCTCCACCCCCGAGCGGCCGCTGTTCCGCCACGGAGGCAACCCGGTGCTGCGATGGATGGCCGATTGCGTCGAGGTGATGCAGGACCCCGCCGGCAACATCAAACCGACGAAGCCCGACCGGCGGAAGAGCTCGAAGCGAATCGACGGCATCGCCGCCGCCGTCAACGCCATGTCTCGCGCCATGCTCCGAACCGTCCCGAAGAAGCGCCGCCGCGGCGGCGGATCCGTCTAGCGAAGGAACCCCGCACGAATGCCCGAGGAGACTCGCCCGCCCGACGTCATCATCCGAAAGCTGTACCGCGAGCTCTGCGCGCGGCGCCCCGTCATCGACAAGGCGCAGAACTACTACGACGGCGCGCACAACCTCGCGTTCGCCGGCGAGAAGTTCCTCGCCGCGTTCGGCGGACTCTTCCGCGCATTCTCCGACAACTGGTGCGGAGTGGTCGCCAACGCACCGGAGGAACGGATGCAGATCAACGGCTTCCGCGTCAACGAGGAACCGAAGGCGGACAAGGCCGCGAAGAAGCTGTGGGAGCAATCGGAGATGGACCTCCAGTCGTCGATGGGTCATCTCGACGGCTTCATCGCCGGCGCATTCTTCGCGACGGTCTGGCCCTCCGAGGACGGCGAGAACGTGCCCGAAATCACGGTCGAATCGGCGAAGGCGACGATCGTCGAATGCCACCCGAAGATCCGCAAGCGGAGGACCGCGGCGCTCCGCACCTGGCTCGCCGATGACGGCTTCGAGCACGTCGAGCTGTTCCTCCCCGACGAGGTGTACCTCTACCGCTCGCGCTCGAAGCGGACGTCCTACGGCGAGCCCGGCAACGTCAAGTGGGTGCTCGAAGATCAGCTCGACGTCTCCGGCGCCCTCGACGTCGACGGCTCTATGCCGAACCCGCTCGGAGTGGTACCCGTCGTCGAGTTCCTCAACCGGCCGCGCCTGACGCGTTCGCCTCGCGCCGGCTTCGGCGGACACTCCGAGCTCGCGTCGATCGTCCCGCTCCAAGACGCCGTCAACAAGGTCACCGCCGATCTGCTCATCGCGTCCGAACACACCGCGTTCCCGCAGCGATGGCTCACCGGCTACGAGCCCGAGGACGTGATGAGCGCTGAGACCGGCAAGCCGACCGGCGAAGTCAAAGCGCCGTCGTTCAAGTCGGGCCCCGGCAACCTCTGGTGGCTCGAGGACACCGAGGCCAAGTTCGGGAGCTTCGAGGCGGCGAACCTCGACGGCTACGTCAAGGCCATCGACCTCCTCGTGCAGCACATCGCGAGCATCTCGGCGACGCCGCCGCACTACCTCAACACCTCCGCCGACCGGCTCTCCGGCGAGTCGATCAAGTCCGCCGAGTCCGGTCTCGTGTCGAAGGTCACGCGCATCGCTCGCGGGTGGAGCTCCGGCTGGGAAGAGGTGATGCGCCTCGCCGGCAAGATCGCGGGGAACGCCGAGCTCGCCGGCGCCGAGCAGATGGAGACGATCTGGCGCGACCCCGAGACGCGCACCGAGGCCGAGCACATCGACGCCCTCGGCAAGAAGGCGCAGATGTTGAACGTCCCCGCCCCGCAACTGTGGGAGGAGGCCGGCTACACGCCCGAGCAGATCGCACGCTTCCCAGCGATGCGCGCCCAAATGCAGCTCGAAGGCATGGCGGCGAACGCCGCCGAACGGGCCCGCCTCGCGACCGAGGAAGCCGACCGTGTGCGCGGCCAGCTCGTCGAGGAGACCGGCGGAGGCGTCCCACCGAACGTGACCGCCGTGACCGCCGCCGCATAGGCCGATGCCCAGCGAAGCCGATCAGCTGGCGCGCATCCAACAGGCACACCACCGGCGCCTGGTCGGAGTGCAGAACGCCACCGGCGACCTCGTCGGCGAGGCGTGGGACACCTTCGCCGACCTCGACGACGTCTCCGCCGCCGAGTTCACCGCCGCCGCCGACCTCATCGTCGAGACCGGCCGGCGCCAAACGTCGACGCTCGCGGTCGCCTACATGAACGCCAACGACGCGGTCGCCGGCTTCCCCGGCGCCGACCTCGTCCCCGTCCTGCCCACGATCCGAGGAGGCGTCCCCGCGCCCGAGGTGTACCAACGGTCGATCGTCACCGCTCGTGCGCTCGTCGCCGGCGGCACACCCGTCGACCAAGCCAAAGCCGCCGGCCGGGCCCGCGCCGTCGGCACCGCGCAGACCGACATCAACCTGGCGAACAAGGCCGAGATCGAGCGCGGCGGCGCGCAGCGGCCGTGGGTGGTCGGCTACCGGCGAGTGCTCACCGGCAAGAGCTGTGCGTTCTGCGCGACCGCCTCGACGCAGCGGTACCGCTCCGCCCAACTCATGCCGATCCACCCCCGATGCGATTGCGACGTCGCCGAAATCTACGGCACCGCCGACCCGGGCCGAGTCGTCAATCAGCAGCTCCTCGACGACCTCAAAGCCGCCGGCAAAGCCGACAAGCTGGACAAGTACTGGGAAGGCCCGTACACCGTCGACGCCGACGGCTCCATCCACTACCGCAAGTTCGAGAACGTCGTCGACGAGGACGGCAAGAAGTTGCTCGGGCCCGACGGCAACCCGTTGCGGCGCACCGTCCAAGGCGACCCGATCAAGGTTCGCACCGTCGACCACCCCGAGATGGGCCCGACGCTCCAAGACGCCCGCCGCCCCGGGCCCGGCGCGCCCGAGCTCGCGAAGTCTCGCCGCACCCGCGCCACGGTCGACGACCCCGACGTCATCCGAGAGGCGCAGCGCCGCAACGTCTCACGCGAACGCGTCATCGAGCTCCGAGAGGAGAAGGCCGAACGACGAGTACTCGAGGACCGGGCCCGGCGCGCCGCCGAGAAGAAGATCTCGATCGACGACCCCGCAGTGCAGCGCGCCGCCGCCCGCTTCGGAGTCTCACCCGACGAAGTGCTCACCGCACGAGCTCGAGTGGCCGACGTTCGGAAGGTGGCCCGCGAGGAGGCGGCGCGCCGGCAAGCCGACGCCCTCGCCGAGCTGGACCGCCTCGACGTCCTCCGCTTGAAGCCTCCGCCGCGGCAAACGGCCAAGACGGCGATGGGCTCCGCCGCCCGCGGCGGCGAGTACGACTGGCTCGAAGGTCTCGACGACCGCGAGCTCGGCCGGCTCTCGCGCCGCTGGTACTCCGAAGACGGAGCGGCGCCCGATCAGCTCGCGCACCTGATGAACGCCCAAGGCGTCGCCGGCGGCGACCTCGACGTCGACGCCGCCATGCGAATCTGGCTCGACCTCACCCGCACCGAGGAAGCCGCCGGCGCCCTCCGACGCGGGAAGCTTCCGAGCTCGCGCGCCTACTCCGGCCAAGTCGACGCGACCCGGCTCCTCCCCGACCTCGAGCAGCAGGGGTACGACGTCGAAATCCTGTTCGGCGACGACCTCAACGCCGCCGGCCACCTCGCCGAAGTCGAGCACCGCCTGGTCGCCGACGAGGCGCTCGAGTACCTCGGCGACGCCGCCCGCGCCCCGGACGGAGCGCGGCCCTACGAGATGAGCTACCAATCGTGGGAAGTCGAAGTCCGAGACCTCGAGGAAGCGATCCGCGAGAACCTCGCCACCGTCAACGAGCGCCGCCGCTACGGCGAGCTCGTCCCGCAATACCTCGACGAGCCCGGGCTGGACTTCGAGGACCTCTACGCTCGGATAGTGTCAACCGCACGGAAGGCCGGCGAGGAGGTGCCAGACCATGCCCGCATCCCCTGGCAATGACTCCGCCCGCCGCTCGAGCGGCGGCGCCGATCCGGCGAAGCTAGCGGAGTGGGAGGCGCGCACATTCTCCGCGCTCCGCCGCCACCGCGACGCCTCGACCCCCGTCGACGACGAGCTCCCCGACGACCCGCTCCGCGACGACGCCGAAACGAAGTCCGCCCTCGATCGCATCGGCCGCGCGTAGACTCCGCCCCAATCGCGGGGAGAGCCCGCGAGGCACGGAAGAGGAGAGCTCCACGTGGCAACGGCAACAGCCGAAGGACAGCAACCGGAAGGCGAAGCGAAGAAGCCGGAGACCGGCCAACCCGCGGCGCCTCCCCCGACCGGGAAAAAGGACGACGAGAACGGAGCTGGGTCACCGACCCAAGTCCTCGCCGACCTCGCCAGTGAACGCGGCAAGCGCCAAAGGCTCGAGACCGAGCTGGAGGAGCTCCGCAAGAAGACGATGACCGATGCCGAGAAGGCGGTCGCCGACGCCAAGAAGGAAGGCCGCGAAGAGGCCACCCTCGAGGCCAACCGGCGCATCGTCGCCTCCGAGGTGAAAGCCGCCGCCGGCGGCAAGGTGGCCGACCCAAGCGACGCCACCGCACTCCTCGGAGACCTCGACCGCTTCATCGTCAAAGGCGAAGTCGACACGAAGGCGATCGCCGCAGCGATCGACGAGCTCGTCAAGTCAAAGCCGTACCTCGCCGCAGGAGCGACGAAGAAACCAGCGGCACTCCCCGGCGGAGGAAAGGAACAAGCTGCGTCCGGCTCGAGCTTCAACGACGAGCTACGCCGCCGCATTCATCGCGACGGCTAAAACCGGAGGACCTCAACCAACCATGAACAACACGTTCGACCCCACCCGCGCAGTCATCGACGGCCGCGACTCCTGGCTATTCCCCGACGGCAAGGTGCTGCCCGTCATCTCCGGCGGCGCCTTCGACGACCAGATCACCCGCGACGACACCGGCGCACTCATGCCGGAAGAGGTGGCGAAGGAGATCCTCGGCACCATCGCGGAGGA